CTGGTTGACTGGCCTATCACCACGAATCCGTTTCCAGAGAGGTTAGGCACAACATCCTGCTGCTTTAACGCTGCTGTGAAGATGCACTTCCAGCTTTCGGCATCCAGCCATCGACCATGCCATTCGACCTGACGCGAGACATCACCAAGACAGGCCCAAAGCTTCCGATTTTGATCGATGCTACGGTTGCGCTCTTGAATGGTTACGATGATTGGCTTGGTTGGGTCGGGGAAGATTTGCTGTATGGCTTGAATGGCGTTCTGCTGATGAATGGGGCTTCTTAGTTCAAACGTTAGTTTCCTCACCCTTCACGCTCCTGTAATTTTCAAGTGCGGCCGCAATGGTTCCGATCGGGTCATGTTCTTGCCCAATAATCTCGTTTACGTTTTCATCTTCTTCCACATCGAAAAAGAATCGCAGAGCTAACATGATTTCTTCGTATGCGCTCATACTCACTCCTTCACTTTGATTCCAGCGGCGCGGATTCTACCCGAGCAAGCACTGATGGCATCGTTATGACCCCACCTACACCCATCATCAAAATCGGTATCATATGCCTCGCGATCAATTTTTGCGGGCAACTCAATCTCGATAGCTGCGCGAGATGCCTGCCATGCCATCCAAAGATCATTCAGCTCTGAGCCGTCACCGTCTGACCTGTAACCGTCACCGTCTCGGTAATGCTCCCATCCAAAATATGAAGAGTTGCCGTTATTGAAACTAACCTCCCACCATTGCTCGAAAGCCTTTCTTGATTCGTCCATATTCCTCTCCATCACTCGTCAATGAAAACCAGACCTTTCGGGCATGAGTCCCAGAAGTTACCTTTACGGTCGGTCATCGTGTACCAAACGCCACGATTAAGTCGCGACTCAACGCGCCTCTCTTTGACGAAGTAGGCATCGCGGCGAGGATTGCCTTCTCCTGCCACAAGATTTCGCATTCGGTCGCCAAACTGAGGCTTACGGCCTGCGTTAATAGCTGCTGCTTTCTCGTGAATTTCTAAAATGTGCGGATATGTCATCATTCCTCTCCATCAGCGTGCTGGGGTGTTAAAACTCTTCGTGGGTAATTTTTCCGCAATGAACACATTGCAGGCGGTAGCAAACTGCTATTCGGTAAGGGTGCTCAGAATTTTGATATTGGAAGTAGCTTTTTGTGTATTCTCCAAACTTGTTCCACTGATGCATTCCGAAGAAGCATTTCCAGTTTCGCGTGTCAATCATGATGCCCTCACCTCTCTCAATCTCTGGTTGATAAATGCAGTCAGTGGGTTAGCGCAGCCGAACTTATGCGGCGCGTTCTTGCGGTACATCCAGACCTTTTCCCGACCTAACCACTCGCGATAAACCTCTCCGCGCTTGTTAAGCGATGCCAGTATTTGCGTCGTCATTGACAGACATACGCCGGTAGCTGCAGAGATATCCCCTGACGTTCCTTCGTGACCATCATCCAGATAGTCAAGAATCGCCTGACGACGATTGCTGTGCAGGCTGGTTAGCCGGTAGCGCTTGATGTCGTTAATCTGGCTATCAATTTCGATATGGCCGGACTCGAGTAACTCTTTGAGGATTTGGTTGACGCGGGATTTTGGTGCTCTGGTTAGTGCGTGAAACTCAGATGATGACGCAGGATTGCTGGTTTCGAGATGAGCAAGCATCTTGTCTCGTGCGTTCATGATTTGCTCCTGTAGCTATCCCATGTAAACGCCAGCGTGCATCCTCCGCCATCATTCATGCGGTCGATGACGCGCTCACCGATGAATGCAGCCAGCTCCTCTTTGCTCTGGTTGCTAATCAGGATTGTGGGCTTCATGCGTTCATAGCGGGTGTTGATGATTTCAAACATGATGAGCTTCTCGGCGTCGCTTCCGAACTGCACGCCGACCTCGTCGATAATCAGCAGGTCTGGCTTGGTGAAATAGCGGATCACCTCATCCTCGGTGCGGGATGATGTTTTAGACCAGGTTGATTTGTACTCTCGTGCGATTTTCAGCGCGGTTGTGAACACGGCAGAGCTTTGGTGCTCAGTGATGGCGTGTCGTGCGATAGCCAGCGCGAGGTGATTCTTACCGGTGCCAGGCTTACCACACATAACCAGTCCACCACCCTTCTGGAGGCGCTCAGGCCATTTGCTGGCGTATGCCTGACAAACTCTTAAAGCTTTCTTGGCGTCGTCGTTTACCGGCTCGTAGTTCTGCAGGGTGCAGTTTGCGAAGCGATCCGGTATTGACAGGTTGCTCAGCAGGATTTCAATGTTTCGCTTACGTGATGCATCGTCGATTTTAATCTTCTCAGCTTGCAGACCTATAAGCTCATCCATCAGGCACTCAGGACAGTCTGACGGTCGTGAAGGAAGTTTTATCGGCCCCGTTGAATGTCGAGTTCGTTGAGAAAACTCGCCATGTTTTTCACAGATTCCAGTGCCAATTTCCACTTCGGTGTGTTCGATAGCGATCGGCGGAGCGCTAATCTCTGCAAGTTTCTTCTCCAGTTGAGCGATTTTTTCGTCCAGTGTCATGTTCACTCCTGAGCCCATGATGGGATATCAGTTTGTCCGTAATCTTTGGTGGCGAAGCTTTCTGGCATAGCACGCTGTTGCGATCTGAACTGCTGCTGTCCTTTTGGCTGCTTAGGCTCAAAGATTCCTTGCCAGCTGCTGGCTATGCTCTGGTTAATAATTTCTTCAGGTGTATACCCCTTCTCTCGGCTTCTGCTGAGAACGTTGATAGCTAGGGTTACGCTTTGCATGGACTTAATCGACTTGCCTATCTCTTTGCGGTAAGCAACCCAGGATGACCATGTTTCTGCAGATAGCCATTCAGGCAATTCGACTTTTAACGGATCGAACTTTGAAGAAACTTTTTTGGGGGATATAGGGGGTTTATTAATATTGTCTTTAGTTGTCTTTAAAGAATGTCTTTTGTGTGTCTCTAACTTCGAGACTCGATTTGTCTCTAACTTAGAGACATTCTGTGTCTCTAGTTTCGAGACTAAATTGCTAACTTGGAGACACTTGCTGAATTGCCACGCAGATACCTCCTTGTTCACGCCGATTTGATAGCCATCCATAAACAGGCAATTCATTGAAATCAGCTCTTTTTTAGCCTTGTTAACGTTCTGCCTGGACAGCCCGGTTAACTGAGCAATTTGCTCATCAGCTATGCGATCTGTTTTCTTGTTGAAGCCGTATGTTTTACGAATGTACGCCAGCATGACCTTCAACTGGCGAGCGGTTAAATCAGCACTTGCGATAGCTTCCAGCAGCTCGTTAGCGAATCGGGTGTAACCGTCATCGATATCAGCCACTCTTCGCTCCTGTTCTACAGGCTCATTCTTAGGCAGGTAGATAACTTCAGCTAAGCTCATTCTGCCCCTCTCTTTCGTAATGCTGCGTTTCAAGAGACTTAACAAGCGAAATGCTCCCATCGGTATTAATAACGATCGATGAGTTGTATTGGCTTATAAGTCGCTTTGTGTATTCCAGTCCTGAACGGATTAGGAAGTTCTTGATAGCCGGTATATGCCCCATCATCCCTCCGAGGCCTAACTCAATTAGCTCCTCATCAAGATCAAGCTCGGGTTCGTCGCAGAACGAAATGAATGTGTCGTAAATCGCATACTCTGCAACATCACCATCTCGCTCAGGACCAACAATGGTTCGAATCTCATCCAATGAATGAGCAAGCTCACGATCACTTAGCTTGAAGAATTCACGGTTAGGGCTAACACGCTCTTTGCTCCATGCTTCGTGGATGATCTTTTCATCTTTTGCTGGATTCTTTGAATGGAAGGCAGCAACAACCTTAAATGGCTGAGGGACGCCAGTTGAAGTGGATATCTCTTTTGCTCTAGCGTCAGGTGAGTTACGAGTCATGCCGATTTTATAAACCCCAGGCATTGACTCGTTTGATAGGACGTAAATAAAACCATTAACTTTGAAATCATCAGGCACCTTCATGCTGTTCAGCACCTGGAATTCTTCAATTTCATGTGACATAATTACTCCTGTTACTTGGCATAACACAGTGTGCTTAAGCGTCCAGACTGCTACCAACAGCTGGACGTTTTTCTTTTGTGAGATAACTAGCCAGCCGCTTTGTCAGCTCAGCCATTTCCTCGTCTTCTATTCCGTATTCCAGAACCGCCAGCATCATGCTCATGGTCTTGAAGAAGCTGTTCTTCTCCCTTCCCTTTGCCACCTTCATGCGGCAAATCTGCGCTTCGTCTACGCCGATAAGCTTTGAGAGCTTCGACTGACCAAACGCGGCGATCTTGTTAAGCAATGTTGATTCGATTTGCATTGCTTTCTTGCGATACATTGATTCTTCCATTTGTAATACTTCCTTTAGTTAATAAGCGTTTACGCATCTGTTGATGCGTTGATTGCTCATCCTGCTAGAGATGAGCGAGGCCAGAGCTGTTAAAGAGCGGTACTGCTTATGCTGCTTCGTGCTTACTGCTAGGGAACGGTCTTACTTCTTCTGCTTCAACTTCCCCGTCCGGGGTTGTGGTAACAAAGATGTTTCTCCGTACCCGTAATGCTTTGCTGATTGCCGTCTGGTGAACGCGCAAAGCATTTGCTGCTTTAGCCTGACCGTTCACTTCAACGTATTCAGCCAGAGTCATCTTTCGCATCGGACTCCTCCAGTTGATTACCGATACTCTAATAATACTATGAGTATTAAATTAAGCAATACCTTTGGTATTTCATATTTCAATAGCGGAGGTATTAGAATGGGTGTATGGAAAAGAAACGTATTCTCACAAACGAACAAGTTGCTGATGCTGCTCGCTTAAAGGCTATTTATGAAGCCAAAAAGAAAGAGTTGGGGATCAGTCAGCAGGATATCGCAGACTCGCTTGGCATAAGTCAGGGCGCGGTAGGGCATTATTTAAATGGACGAAATCCTTTAAATATTAAGGTTGCAGCGCAGTTTTCAAGCATACTCAAGGTTCCCGTGGAACAGTTCAGCCCGTCTCTTGCGAAAGATGTTGTTGGAATCACAACTGGTTCACTTGTGCATGGCGGAGTAATCGGAGCTGCGGTAGGCTCAATACTTGGTGCTTTCAGGAAAGAGAAAGACATAGAAACACCAGGCGATAATATTGAGTTTATCGGTAATCATACAATCTCCGGGAGATACCCATTGATTAGTTGGGTAAGTGCAGGTGAATGGTCAGAAGCGCTTGAACCATACCAATTGCATGAGATCGATGAGTGGTATGAAAGTAACGCTCATTTAGAAGGTCCGGCGTTTTGGTTAAAGGTAAAGGGTGATTCCATGACATCACCAATAGGACTGAGTATTCCAGAGGGCATGCTGATTCTTGTGGATACTGGCAAATCACCACGAAACGGTAGTCTGGTCGTGGCTAAGCTGGTAGATGCAAATGAAGCTACTTTCAAAAAATATGTAGTCGATGAAGGAATTGGGGAGAAGTACCTTCAACCACTGAATCCGCTCCACAGCAGAGTTAAAATCGATGGCAACTGCAAGATTATTGGTGTTGCCGTACAAATGATGATGAACCTCTAAGACCTCCCAATACCAAATTCACATCTAACTAAAAATAAATACTAAGTGTATTCATGCATTTAGTATTTTTTCGCACTTTATTAATACCTATAGTATTGACTGATATTAATACCGATAGTATTGTTAACCCATCAGCAGGACGCACTACTCACCAGGACGGTGAATCGCTCTTTAACATTGATGGGATTGTTCCTCTCTAGCAGGAGGAAACCAAAGAGCAGTTGGCTTTGGGGTGTGGTGAAGGCTGCTATTAGCACGCGGCAAACGCTCTACCTGTGTCGACAGGCGCCACACCACCAAAGCCAATCATCGGAGGTAATCATGACGATAGTAATCACAATACTTGCGAGTGATAACTCAAAGAATCGTTACCGCGCTCGCCGAGCTGCGAAGCGTGAACAGGCAATGCAGGACGCTTCTCTTGCACGCCGGGTAGCAAATAGCACATGCAGTACACGCGTAACCAAAGCCATTTCGCTTGCCGGAACACGTCAGAAGGAAGTTGAAGGTGGAGCGGTCTGTCTGCCAGATGTGGCGATGTTCAATGCTGGATTCAGAAACACAAAACAAATTACGGCGAGGTGAAATATGAACTCTACATACATTCCATCATGCCTGAGAAACATTCCAAAGCAGAAAGCAAAGCCTCGCAAGCAAGCCATCAAAGAAGCTAAGGAAGAAGTTATCGATAAGGCAATTAATTTGCTCAGGGAGGAGCTAAGAAGTGGCAGGCTGGAAGGAATGATGATGCCTTATCAGCGCGGATATCTTTCTGCTATTAGCAAGCTGGAAGTATTGAAAAGCGAACTGTGAACTCTCCGGAATTTCCGGATGGTTGATTCTTTTGGCAGAAATCCACAGAGGTGAATATGAAAAGTGCAGAAATAAAATTTGAATACGCAGAAAACCTCAATCCTTATGAAAAGGTAGTTAAGAAGGGCATTGCAGATGACCTTCTTAAAGCCCTGCAAAAGATGGTTGAGCGTATCGAGTATTACGCAAGCCTGAAGGAAACAAAGCAGCCGAATATCGAAGACTGGGCTTACACCTACAATAGCGGCGATATGGACGATGCTCGCGCAGCAATCAGCAAGGCTCTGGGGGAGGAGTGATGGAGTGGATTAAGTGTAGTGAGCGGATGCCTGAATTTTATTATTCATGCTTAGCTGTTGATGAGTATGGAGATATGGTTATAGGACTACCTAACAGCCTTACGGAAGGCGAAAAGAAAGCATTTTGCCTGAGTAATGGAGAGTTATTTGTTGCTACCCACTGGATGCCATTACCTGAACCACCAAGCGAATAGCAGCTTATAGCTAATTCTCTGAGTTAGCTATTGGGTGTAATACCGCACCGTACTATCGGAGACGATTCGATAGTTCTGATAGATGGAAATCCCTCGTTATGTCTTTGCCGCCAGCAGTCAGGGCGGCATTCTTTTTGCCTGGAGGAAAGTATGGAAATTGATATTCGCAAAGGCGGTATCTGTGGACACGCAACATGGCGTGAAGTTCGCATTAAAGAATGTGGAACAACTATTAACTTTGACGTTTCAGAAGGAAATGAACTGAATTCGTTCAGGGAAGCGATTCTTTCTGCAGTTTTTGGCGACATGAGCACGGATGAGGTTATCAAGTATCTGAATGAAAGCGGATACAGCGAAGAGATTATCGAGCGCTACGAAGAAGAGAAATCCGAAGCCGCCTGAGTGCGGCTTTTTCATACCCGCATCTGAGTGAGCATTTATTCAAGTGCTCAGCCTCATGCAATCACACACAACATAAGGAATCCCACGATGACATTTGCTATCGCGGGCGGTGCCGTCGTGTCCGCCTATTACCCAACCGAATCCGAATTATCCAAACGTGTTCGCCGTCTTATTCGTGCTGCCAGTAAGCACCTGGAGGGTTTATGTCACCTGTTATAAATCACAGCCTACTTAAGGCAGCGCAGAGCAAAGCAGTTATTGCTCGCTATCTCGGTGATGGTCGTATGTGGCAAGAAGCTCATGAAGCCATGAAGACTGCGATTAATCACCCGTGGTACCGCAAATCATGAGTATTGCAGATACCTGGTCAGAAGATGCCTTTGTCCGCCTTATGCAGGACATGTTGAAACAGCAGAAAGAGGATGCAGAAGATGTCGATTCCAGTAGAGCTTGCGAGAACTCCGGAGTTAAGCCGACTCAAGCGCCAGTGTCACATAACTGAGGCACTTTTCTGGAGGAAGATTGGCA